GTTTCTACTTTTACTTCTTCTTTTGGTGTTTCAGTTGCTTGTACTTCTGGTGCAACATTTGTTTGTTCTTCGGACATTTGTTCTCCTATTGTTATATTATTAGTTCGCCTTTGCTGTCATACCAATCAGGATTGACATAAGACCATTGATGACGACAGTTATAACCACCTCGAACTATTAAAGGGTTGCCAGATTTTTTACCTGACCAACTTCTACTTGCCCAAAGTGTATTGACTTCATCAATTGTGAAAAGTCCACTTTTCCTCTTGTTATATACTCCATTAATTACATTTCTGCAAATTTCCCTAGTGGTAGGTATTACATCTCCATAATATTTAACAAAAGTTAAACCAGCGTCTTGAGATTTGTTAAAGTTTAATGTTGCATCAAAATCACGCAAAGAATCATTAAGTATTTGACCAGCATACCTTTTCATATTTTCTCCAGCCCTATCTCTTGCAAACTTAGATTGTAGAGTTTGTATAGACTTATCAACTAGTGCTTGTTTTGATTTATCAAACTTATTTTGATTTATATAATTAACTAATCTTTGTATTTCAGGGTCATCTGAACTAGCATAGATACCATTGATTGTTTGTCTAAGTTCTTTTTCTAATACTGCAAACTCACTACCAACTAATGTATTCTGATAAACCTTTTCTGATAATCGTCTTGTAAATGTATTCGATACATCTTTGAATTGTGTAAAATATTGTTGCTTTAAATTTTGGATAAGTGCTTTATCGCCTTTAGTTAATTCTTGAAACTCTACAGGAATGTTACCAATTCTTTTAAATGCTTTTTCAATTCTTTTAGCTTGTTTATTAAAACCCTCTCTAACAACTGTATCTGACCATTTAAGATATTCTCTTTCTAAGATAGCTTTTATCTGTGGCCTGATAGCAATAGCTGATTGTAGTTCAATTAACTTGCCATCTGTTAAAGGTAATTTTGAGGCAGTAGAAACTACTTCTCGTTCTATTCTGTCTAATGTTGTGATAAGTGATTTATAGTATTCTGCTTCAGCAAGTTCTATTTGCTTAATTCGATAAAGTGTTGCATCTTTTACTATATCCGACATTCATTATATCTGTTCTTGCTCTACTTCTTGATCTACTTGTTCTGGTTCGTCTTGAGTGAACTGACCTACTTCTGCTTTTGCATCAATCTCATCAAAGATTTCGTTTAACTTCTCATCATCATCAACAACTGCTCTAGCAATTTCTTTATCAACTTCTTTAGCAAATGTAGATGAACCAATATCAAGTGCTTTAGCTTGTTGGAAGTACATAAGATCACTTGCGTAATCTCTAATGTTAAATGAATCAGGATAATTTATTTCTCCATCAAATGTAGCATCTTGGAACATAGCATATAATCTAAATAATTGTTCTTCTGCTATTTGTAGATTGTCAGCTTTCTCAGATAGTCTAGCATTTAATAATTCAAATTCAGTTTGTAGTGCAACACCAGATGTTATTCCTGTTTTTTGAGTTCTAACTGCTCCTGTGTGTGCAATTCTATTTATAGAATCTACTTTGTTATTTATAGACTCCATAATAGCTTGTAAGTTCTGGCCAGATGGTTGTAGTAAATATGGTTTTAAGTTTGGCTCAAGTTCATCAGGCATTTCAATAACTGCACCAGCACCAGCACTTGCATTTACACTTGGAGTTTTGACTAATGATGGGTGGTTGGTTAATCTAATTAATTGTTCCATCTCAGAGTATTCGTTATAAATAGATTTTTGTAGATCAGCTATATCTGTTAAATCTGATTGACCTATTCCTCTTTTGTGTGATTTAGAATTATATAAAATTACTGCTGGTATTTTACCAATCATATTTGGAACACTATCAATTAATCTAGGTTCTTCTCGTTCTTCCATGTAGATAGTATCTATTCTATCAGGATACCAAATTCTCATGTATGTTCCACCATTACGATCTACTTCTTCTCTGATTTTTAAATAGTTCAGTTCGTATTTACCATTAACTTGTCTTTCAAAGTTCCAATCTAAAACATTCTCTGGAGTAACGATTGATAAGTATGGTCTAATATCTTGATCTAATTCTTCTGCTCTAGTGTTTGTAGTAATATTAGGTTTGTCTAATACCATGAAACAATGACCATAAATAGAAGCATAGTTTTGTGCAGATTTAATTACAGAGTTTAAATTGTTACCCTCTAAATCAGCATCTTTTAAAAAGTTTTGTAATGAGGGTTCATCTTGCATAGAACCAAAATCTCTACTTGGTCTAACTCTAAAAAGAAAAGATGAATAAATTTGAATAATGTTTTTACAATGATTATCGCATGGAGTATTAGCTAGTCTTTGATTAAACTCGTTATCTAATTCTAAATTATATCTGTTTAGGTATTGGCCGATCATGTAATCATAGCCACCATTGTATGATCTAATATAATACTCCCAATTATTAATTGTTTCGGAGTAGTCTTTGTGGGTGTCTAATGCTTGATCTCTAGTGTATGCCATAAATTACTTCATTGTCCATCTTGTTGGAGCATTAAATCTTGCCTGAGTAGTTAATGGTTTTAAATAATCAATCATATAACCAAGTGCGTCATTCATATGATCTGTACCATCTTCCTTATCAGGAATATTTGTATTCTCCTTGTAAGTTTGTCTAGTTAATCCTTTTATCAGCACTTTTAAATTATTACAAATAAAAATATGACGATAACCATTTGAATCTTTAAGCCTACTATTCACAGCATTGACTCGATCTCTTATTGCTGGGTGTTTATGTTTAACTTTAACTTTAAAACCAGCATTTTGTAATATACTTAAATCAGTTCTCCCACCAGCAGATGTTTTTCTTTGTCTTGATGCTGGGTCAGGATAAGCAATTATTTGTGCTTTACTTCCATATCTATCTCTAATCTCTTGTACTAATTCATCAGTATTACTTCCATAAATAACTATCTCATCAATAAAATATAGCTTTTCTTTTTCTATTTGAGCAACACAACAACTCATTGGGTCTATATTAAAATCAATGCCTAAGTGCAAAGGTTTAGACCAATCAATTTCTTTTGGCTTAATAACATTATCTACAGGGTGGAAATTATAATAAACTGCACCAGCATAGTTCTCAAATGTACCCTCAAACTCTTGTCTAAAAGTTCTAATATCTATATCCTGTTTAGCTTGTTCTATTTCTTTTTCTGATACCATGCCACCTTGTATAGTAGTAAATTGAAAAGACTCCCAATCATGGTCTTGCTTTCCTTTAAGGTAAAGTTCATAACTCCAGTTACCATAACCTTTTGGTGTACCACAAAATAAAACATGACCACTAGATTTATCTCTTGAATGAGTATCTGAAACTGATGCTCTCAATACTTCGTACCAAGTTCGTTTATCTATGTCAGCGAATTCGTCTAAAATTAAAAAGTCTATTCCACTGCCACGAAGTGCATCATAATTGTCAGCCCCCTTTAATGAGATTGTACTATTCGATTGTCTTATCGTAATAGTCATTGTTGTTTCGTTAATATCCTCAATCCAATTAAATTGATTAAGCATTTCTTTAAGAGTTCCCCAGACAATCTCTTTGGCCATTTTAAATGTAGGTGCTACATACCAAATTCTTCTATTTGGCTGACACGCATATTTCATCATTTCAGTTACAGCTAAATAAGTTTTACCAAATCTACGACCTGATATTAAAACTCTGAACCTTGCTTTACTTGATGATACTTTAAGCTGGGGTTTTGTCAGGGTTATTTTCATTACAAAAGTAAGATATGTATAATTTGTCCTCGTTAAATTTTTGTTGATACTCGTTAGTAACTCTAATTGTAACAGTAGCACCAGCTTTAGTGCAATCTGTCCAAGTGTCAAATTTTACAGGGTGTACTGCTGGAGTATTACAGAATCCTGTAATGGCAGAGCAGATAGTATAAGCTAAAACAAATTTCATTTAGAAGATACTATCTTTTTAATTGATTTACTTCCATCTATATTTTCTTCTAGTTCAGCTTGTACTTCTCCACACATAAATTGTTTATTTTCCATATTCA